CCCATGTTATGCGCTATGCGCCTCCAAAGCAGGTCATTGGGGCCTTACCAGGCCTCAAGTACCGGCGCCACGGAAAAGAACTAACCGTGGCTCAGAGTTCATACCCACCGAACTCTGGCTTTCGTCAATCGACGAAGGGATAGCGGTTGAGAGGATTTAGAACCCCTCAAGATCGCCAAGTACTCCACCGCGTTTTGCAGAGGGTGCCGCAGAAGATCAGCAACGGACTCGGAAAGAATTTCCTTCCAAGCCCATCTCTGCTCTTCTCGTACCCAACGCGTGTGCTCACTCACCAAGAAAGTATCGTACGGCACAATGAAACATGTGTCGTTCGACTCCGTGCGGGACAATGGTAACCACCATTGCACCCGGTTCACACGGACAAGTGCATTCCTCGCGGATACACGCCTTTCTGGACGAACAAACCTAAACTGCTTCGGGACCTCCTCACGGAGGAACGGACGCAGACCTTGAAAGAATTTCTCGGTCAAGGGGCTTCGTAGAGATGAGTTGTGGATGGAGAACACTCGACGAACATCATCGAGCGGATCATCCAAGTACACTGGACGAACGTCCAGTCCCTCGTACCAATCTGCCCCACACGACTCACGGAAGGGACCAAAACAGAAGGTCTTATCCGTGTTCGTTTGGAATCCACACCACCTGAGTACTTCTATCAGGTGGAGCGCGATATTCCTTCTAACTATAATGTCATCGCCATAAACCCTAAAATCGGGGCGTTGGCCGTTACATCTATAAACACCGTGTGTTAATGCGGCGAATATAATAGTTTCGAGAGGGAAGCAGAAACCGTTGCCCATACTGGTAAACTTTTCATATCTCACGATACGATCGTTTAGTAAGTATGACGGACTCCTCGTCTGGTTCAGCAGGCTAAACCAATCAGGAGGTAATAGATCTCGAACTAGTTCCAACGATATACTGTCGGAAGCAGCCGAAAGATCTATAGTCGCGTAGGGGTCGAAACCCCCGAGCGATCCTTCACGCGCCATAAGCTGGTTAGGCTCTTGGAGCGATAAGTCAATGCCCCCGATATCGCGCAATAAAACACGCATCTCGGAGTCAATGCCTTTTTGAAGGAAGCCGTTAAGCAAAGGTTCGACAGCTATTGACCTATGGGTCTTAGCTGTCTTGGGCACAAAGCTTATATTGTTATGTTGGATCAAGTTATTACCAACGCGCTTGTCTACGGCCTCTTTTAACAGAGACGGATCCAAGCAGACGAACCCCTTAGTTTCACCTAGGAGTAAGTCCCTAATCTGGGCGTTAGCCCAGATGGCGCGATAAGCATGATTGAGTGCAGAAGGTGTACACGACCATTGTTCGGCTAATAACTTCCGGCCGATATTGGTTGCATTTCCGTGGACACCAACAGACGCACCTGCACCAAAGTCGCACTTGTCATAAATACTTTCGAGATTCGGGCTTTCGCCCAAGACTCTAAGTATCCACGCCCTCGCACTCTCAATGATGAGGGTGTGGGGAGAGAAGCTCTTGCGAGCGGCTCTAAACCTACGATTATTCCATTTACACCGGCGTTCAGCCAGTATAAACTTCTCAATTGCTGTATCCTCGGGATTGATGCCGGGGGTCAGTGAACTGGGAAACGGATATTTTCGTATCAGTGCGGCTAACTGATTTGCCCTGAAATGCTCTAGGGCAGTAGCGTACTCTGTAGCTACCAGCGAATCAGCGAAGGTGAGGAGAGGAACGACCGCGCGTGACCTAACAAGGCCACGTATGCGATCGAAATACTCCAAATCTTCATGGTTGCAATCCAGCAGCTTCCCTAATGATCGAAAGTAAAGATCTAGGGGATCCTGAATCTGCAACTTCCGTTGCAGGCTGAGTTTGTTGGGGGACATTACGTTCTCCAATAAATACGGGGGGATGTCTTCCGATATCCACCCGAATGATGAGCACTATCGCAATTACTACGATAGCGACGATGGCGACAACTTGACCGGAACCCATGATTAACCTATTACGGGTTAATTTTATGGTTCCAGTAAAGGTCGTTGCCGGTCGAGGTGATCAAAAGATCACCTACATCCTGACAGATACTGTCAGCATCAGCTTCAGAACAGCCTACTGGGAGAGACATGCTTACTTCGACGATCGCATCACCGGTGGTGGTTAAAGCACCGGTGAGGGTAACCGTCTTGGTAAACTTGAGTGACGACCTGGCCACACCGGAGAAGGTAGCCGTAGCCTTGGGCGGAGTCCGCTTCAAGACCGCGGTGTCCTTAACCGCGAACGTGTTAGCTGGCCCGATATATTGGGCTGCGTTCGCGGACAGCGAGGTGTCCAGATTGTATGTCTTTGTATTGACTGTAAAAGCCATTTGTTACTCCCTTTATGCTTACTTCTTGAGTAAGCGTGATGTGAAAAGAGCTAAGGCATCCAGTCCACGCAAATCACTCAGGACGGATCGTAACGACCCTTCCTTAAATGTCAACGCAGGTGGATATAGAGACGGCACACGCGTTACGCTCTTCGTATAATACGTGTGTGAACCCATAGGGGATCGGGTAGCAACCCACCCCGCTGGGGCAGTAGCTGTACCTGTAGTACGAGTAGTGGTTGTCTCAATTTCCACTTTTCGCCAGCAGGCAAGGCTCGTCACCCCTGGTTTAGGAGTTAGGGCCTCAATAAATGAACCGGCATTAATAAACCAGTCCACCACGAAGCTATACGGGATTAACTCCCATGCAGCCGACGGAAGATCGCGCCATGTGAACCCAAAATCACCTTCGAGCGATAAAACATGCTCGTAGATGACACCGGATCGCACGGTAACGTTCTGGACGGAGGTCACGGTTTGGGGCCAATCAAAGCCCCCACCGAGACCGCCGGTTGTCGTACTGCTCAACGTGGAGCTCCTCGTTCGCGTTGCGCGAGCGGTGAGACGCGGAGAGTATGGCTTCTTTAACGCATTAAGAATCGACTCAATCTCTTTGAGAAAGGGTCGCCAGCCATAACGGGCCTCTAACCACGAGGCCTCGGCTGCACTTCGCGCACCGGAAGGTGTCAGTTTCCGTTTCCCAACAGAACGGCCAGTAACTCCACCTCCATAGTTCCTCAACTTTCCGAGGTCCCGTTTGGAGATGAAGTCAGACAGCCCTTTTAAGGGATTTGTTAACATGCGAAGAGTCTTAGCTAGCTCTGCTACTGAAACCATCCCCTGAACATCGGGTTTGACGACAGCGGCGTGGGCGGCAGTATCTGCCTCCAACTCAAGAGCTAGGGTAGAGGGAAACAGGAGGTGACCAACGAGATGTTGGCCCATCCAATCAGAGGAAGATTCCCCTGTGCTTCCCCCGGAGTGCGTGAATTTATAGCCGGCATCAGTTCCGGTTCTAATTTCAACGAGACTACGCATCGTGTTGTTCACGATGATACCTGCACGTCGCAGCTTGTGAAAGTTCGTAGTAGTATGGTCCGTCATAGAGCTAAGGGATCCTTTCGCATTATTGCGAGTAAATGTGCTCCAGGGAGAAAGAGATGGGTAAGAATTCCATCTCCATTCCACGGTCACGGGCGAGAGCCCACCTCTAGTTCTAGTACGTTCCATACGTTTCACTCCTATGCGTTACGATCTCGTTCGAGATCAGACAACAACGATACCACTCTCACGAGTCGTTCGTTGGCAGAATCCCAGGAGGTTAAACCCGGGTAGAACCGTTCGAGTTTCCTAACCTTCTTCCAGAGGCGCAGTACACACTTCTCGGACCGAAGCTTCAATCGTTTCAAGCCACTTGAGTAACGCGGTCAGGTCGTTTTCACGATCTAATCTTGCAATCATATCGATCCGACAGGGGTTCTCCGAAGAGAAATCCCCATCAGACAACATGGTTACAATGTCAGTCAAGAGCAGGATCTGTTTGCGGAGAGACTCCGCATAGAGATCACGATACGTAGCGTCGATCTGGGTAAGTGCCATATTGAACCTCCAGTGGTTGGTTAGAGA